CTCAAACGCAACGAAGCCGAGGTGGCGGCCCTGCGGGAAAAGGTGGCGGACGGCTGCGTGCGCCGCGACGACTACTTGTTGATGCGCACCGAGATGTTGGACCGCCTCAAGGCCATTGAAGACAAGTTGGATCGCCTCATCGGAGGAGGGAAATCATGAGCGAAAACAAGGGGCAGCCCACGGAATTGGAACTGCTGCGACGGATCGACGGCAAGGTGGACAAGGTGACGGCGCAACTCGACGCCGTGGACCGGCGGGCTTGCCTGGCCGGCGGCCTGTCCGGCTCCGTCGCCGGCGGCGTGGTGGCCATCGCCATCGGCTACATCAAGGCCAAGATGGGCTGGTAGCCATGGCCCACGGTTCGGAAAAGGTCGCGGCCGTGCGGGCCGCCTACGTGCACGAGCGGTTGCCCCTGGACATGGCCGCCGCCCGGGCCGGCGTGTCCCCGGGCACGGCCACCCGCTGGAAGCGCAAGGCCCGGGAAGCCGGCGAGGATTGGGACAAGCTGCGGGCCGCCTGCCTGCTCGCCGGCGACGGCGTGGAAGCGGTGGCCCGGCAAATGCTGGCCGACTACGTGGTGCAGCACAAGGCCATGATGGACATCATTTCCAGCGATGCCGACATGCCGGCGGCGGCCAAGGTCGATATGCTGGCCAGCCTGGCCGACAGCTTCAACAAGACCGTGGCGGCCAGCAAGCGCGTGCTGCCCGAGACGTCCGAGCTGGCCACGGCGCTTTCGGTGCTGGACAAGCTGGGCCTTTTCATCCGCGACCACTACCCCCAGCACGGCCCGGCCTTCCTGGAGGTGCTGGAACCGTTCGGGGCCGAAGTCGCGAGGCTCTTCGGGTAGCCCATGGCCAAGCTCAAGCAAAAGGACTTCCTGGCCGAGCTGGCGCGGCTGGCCGAAAGCATGCGCCGCACCATCGAGGCCGAGTGCGACGGCTTCGCTGCGGACCCGGCCGCCTCGCGGGAACGCCGGGAGCGCGTGCGGGGCGATTTCTCGTTTTTCCGCCACACCTATTTTCCGCATTACAACCGCTACGGCGACAGCGTCTTGCACGCCTGGCTCGACAAGACCTTGCCGGCGCTGGTGGACCACCCGGACGGCCAGCGGCTGGCCTGCGCCGCGCCGCGCGGCGAAGCCAAGTCCACCATCGTGGCCATGATCTTCGTCTTGTGGTGCCTGCTCACCGGCCGCAAGCGCTACATAATCCTCATCGCCGACGCCTTCGAGCAGGCCGCCGCGCTGCTGGAGGCGGTCAAGGTGGAGCTGGAGGCCAACCCGCGCCTGGCCATGGACTGGCCCGAGGCCGTGGGCCTGGGGCGCGTCTGGAACGTGGGCGTGGCCATCACCGCCGGCGGGGCCAAGCTGCAAGCCTTCGGCTCGGGCAAGCGCATGCGCGGCCTGCGCCACGGCCCGCACCGGCCGGACCTGGTCATCTGCGACGACCTGGAAAACGACGAGAACGTGAAAAGCCCGGAACAGCGCGACAAGCTGCAAAGCTGGCTGCAAAAGACGGTTTTGTCGCTTGGCGAGGCCGGCGACACCATGGACGTGATCCTGGTCGGCACGGTGCTGCATTACGATTCCGTGCTGGCCCGGCTGCTCGGCAATCGGCTGTGGCGCTCGCGCAAGTTCAAGGCCATCCTCCAGTGGCCGGAGCGCATGGACCTGTGGGACCGCTGGGAAGAGATCCTGCTTGCCCTGGGCGAGGACGCGGCCATGGTCTTCTACAAGAAGGCCGGCAAGGCCATGGAAAAAGGCGCCGTGGTTTCCTGGCCGTCGGCGCGGCCGCTTTACAAGCTCATGCTCAAGCGCGCCCGCGACGGCCACGCCGCTTTCGACAGCGAGCAGCAAAACGACCCGCTCTCCGGCGAGGACGCGCCCTTTGCCGCCTGCCTCACCTTTTGGGTGGAGCGCCGCGACGATTGGCGCTATTTCGGGGCGCTGGACCCGAGCCTCGGCAAGTCCGGTGCCGGCCGCGACCCTTCGGCCATCCTCATCGGCGGCTATTCCCGCGAACGCGGCGTGCTGGACGTGGTCGAGGCGGCCATCCGCAAGCGCGTGCCGGACCGCATCATCGAAGACGTCATCACCTTTCACGAGCGCTACCGCTGCCTGCTGTGGGTGGTGGAGAGCGTGCAGTTTCAGGAGTTCTTGCGCACCGAATTGATCCGCCGGGCCATGCTGCGGGGCCTGGCCATCCCGGCCCGGGGCGTTGTGCCCATCGCCGACAAGGCGCTTCGCATTGAAGCCCTGCAACCGTATTTCGCCCAGGGCCGCATCCGCCTGCACACCAGCCAGCGCACGCTGATTGAACAGCTCAAGCACTTCCCAAAAGCCGACCACGACGACGGCCCGGACGCCCTGGAGATGCTGTGGCAGGCCGCTTCACGCGGTTTCGCCGCCATGGCCTTCACCCGCGTGCCCAAGGCCGGCGGTCGCAACCTGATAGGCAAAGGACGCCACGACCATGACGACGACGATGATTGATCGCCTGAAAGCCGCCTTCGCCGCCTTCAGGGGCGGCGCGCGAAAGGAGATGCAGACGGCGACGCTGGCCGCGCTGCACAACGCCTACATCGCCAGCCTGACCGGCGGGCTCACACCCAAGCGGCTGGAGGCGCTTTTGCGCGCGGCCGACGAGGGCGACATCGTGGGCCAGCACACCCTTTTCGGCGAGATCGAGGACCGCGACGAGCACATCCATGCCGAACTGTCCAAGCGCCGCCGGGCGCTTTTGTCCATCCCCTGGCGCATCGAACCGGGCAAGGCCGGCGGCAAGCGTGCCGAGGCCGTGGCCATGGCCGTGCGCGAACAGGTGGAGGCCGTCCCGGACTTCGAGGACGTCATTCTGGACCTGGCCGACGCCGTCGGCCACGGCTTCGCCTGCCTGGAAATCGAGTGGAGCCACGACGGCTCCCGGCATCTGCCTGCCGGCCTGCACCACCGGCCGCAAAACTGGTTCATGCTGCCCCTCGATTCCTGGGACGGCCGGGACGGGACCTTGCGCCTGCGCGACGACACGCCCGAGGGCCAGGAACTGTGGCCGCTCGGCTGGATCGTGCACAAGCACCGCAGCAAGTCCGGCCTCTTCGCCCGGGCCGGGCTTTTCCGCGTGCTGTGCTGGACCTACCTGCTCAAGCAGTATTGCCGAGGCGACTTCTCGCAGTTCCTGGAAATCCACGGCCTGCCCATGCGCCTGGGCAAGTATCCGGCCAACACCAGCGACGAGGAGCAAAAGACGCTGCTCAACGCCCTGCGGGCCTTGGGCTCCGACGCCGCCGGCATCATCCCCGAGGGTATGGAAATATCCTTTGAGGAGGCGGCCCGGGGTTCGGAAAAGCCTTTCATGGCCATGCACGACCTGTGCGAGACCGGGCAGTCCAAGGCCATCCTGGGCTCGACGCTCACCACGGACACCAAGGGCGTGGGCTCCCAGGCGCTGGGGGAAATCCACAACGAGGTGCGCCTGGACATCCTGGCCAGCGACGCGCGCCAGATCGCCGGCACGCTGACGCGGCAACTGCTGGCCCCGCTGGCCTTCCTCAATGAGGGCGTCACCGATCCGGCCTTGCTGCCACGTTTCGTCTTCGACCCGAGCCGGCCCGAAGACCTGGAGAAGCTGGCCAAGTCGCTGCCCGAGCTGGCCACGGTCATGGACATCCCCACCCGCTGGGCGCACGACCGCGCCGGCATCCCCATGCCGGAAGACGGCGAGCCGGTGTTGCGGCGCAAGGACGCCGCGCCCAAGGAGCCCCGGGAGCCCAAGGAACCCAACGAACCCGACGAACCGGACCCGGCCGAGGCCACGGCGGCGCTGGCGGCCGCAGGCGGCGACGAGCCGCGCTTCCCGGACCAGGACGCCGTGGACGCGGCCATGGTGCCGGACGCCGTCCTGACCGCCCTGGCCAGGGACATGTTGGCCCCGATCCTGGCCGAGGTCGAAGCCGGCATCGCCCCGGAAGCGCTCGTGGGCAAGCTGGCCGAGCTGTACCCGAAGATGGACACCACGGCCCTGGAGGAACTGACGGCCCGGGTTCTGTTCGTGGGCGAGCTGTGGGGGCGGCTTTCGGCCCAGGCCGAGGCCGTACCCACGGCTGGGGCCGAATAGTCCATGCCCGCGCCCGTTTCCCTGTCCTTCGCCCTGGGCCTGCCGCCCGCCGATGCCGTGGCCTATTTCGAGGCCAAGGGCTACAAAATCACTTTCAATTGGCACGAGCTGGACCAGGCCGCCCATGCGCAGGCGTTCACCGTGGCCAAGGCGGCGGGCCTGGACGTGCTGGCCGACATCCGCGCCGCGCTCAAGACCGCCCTGGCCGAGGGCAAGACCGAAGCCTGGTTTCGCAAGGACTTGCTGCCGAAGCTGCGGGCCAAGGGCTGGTGGGGCAAGGCGTCCATGGTCGATCCCCGCACCGGCGAGGAGCGGAAGGTCCAGCTCGGCAGCCCGGCCCGGCTGCGGCTGATTTACCGGCAGAACCTGCAAACCGCCTTCATGGCCGGCCGCTACAAGGCCATGCTCGAAAACGCCGACGCCCGGCCCTGGTGGCAGTATGTGGCCGTGCTGGACGGCAAGACGCGGCCGTCCCACAAAATCCTTTCCGGCCGCACCTTCCGTTTCGACGATCCCTTTTGGAGTTCGCATTATCCGCCCAACGGCTTCAACTGCCGCTGTCGGGTGCGGGCGCTTTCGGATTCTCGGCTGGAGGCGGAAAAGGTCAGCCCGGAATCCGGCGTGGGCCACATGGTCACGGAGCAAGTGACCGTGCCCGCCGCCGACGGGCAGCGGCTCACGCAGCCGGTCACGGGCTACAAGGTTCCGCAGTCCGGCCACGTGGCCTTCACCGACGCCGGCTTCTCCGGCAATGCGGGCGCGTCCTGGCTGGGCGGGGCGCTGGACGAGCTGACGCGCAAGCTCGACGCCGCGCCGGCGGACCTGGCGCGGGCGGCCGTAGGGGAAATGACGCGCGGGCCGGTGCTGGGCCAGTGGCTGGCCAAGCCCGTGGGCAACTTTCCGTTAGCCGTGCTGCCAGCCGAGGATGCCGGGCTTATCGGCGCACGCTCGCAAGTGGCCCGGCTCTCGCCGCAGACGGCCGGCAAGCAGGCGGCGCGGCACCAGGAGCTTGGCCCCGAGGATTACCGGCTGGTCCAGGAAGCCGTGGACCATGGCGAACGGGTGCAGGAAAGCGCGCGGAAGCTGGATTACGTGCTGGATCGGCCCGGCGGCGTGCTGGTCGTGGTGAAGGCGACCGTGGAAGGGGACGCGCTCTTCGTGCAAAGCGTGGTGCGCCTGAGCGGCGACGCGGCCAAGCGGGAGCGGGAATTGCGACGGCTGAAAAAGCGAAGCGCCCCGTGAGACACGGGGCGCTTTGAACCGTGGATGGCGAGGCCTCCCACCCGCTTTTCGCGGAAACCTCGCATGGCGCTCCGGGCGGCTGCCCGTGCTACGGCAGGGAGAGTGTCACCGTGTCGCATCCACAAGGATGAAATAAGCATGATCGAGATCGAAGTCCATATCGACCAGGCGCAAAACCTGCTGGCCAACATCATCGCCACCGGCCGCAACATGACGCCCGTGACCCGCGCCCTGGCCGGCGTGCTGGCCGACATCCCGGAGCGCGCCTTCGCCAGCCAGTCCGACCCGGTCACCGGGGAGCCCTGGGCGGCCTTGTCGCCGGCGACGGTCGCCAAGCGCGGCAGCGCCCAGCCCCTCTTGCAGGTCAGCGGCATCCTGGCCGGCTCCATCCATAGCGAGGCCGGCCCGGACTTCGCACGGGTGGGAACGGCCGACGTGAAGGCCGCCACCCACCAGTTCGGAGCCAGGAAAGGCCAGTACGGCAGCACCCGGCGCGGGATGCCGATTCCTTGGGGGGATATTCCGGCCCGGCGGTTTTTCGGGGTGGGGCCGGCGGATGAGGCGGAAATCGAGGGAACGGCGTTAGAATCGCTGCAAAGGGTGCTGGCGGGGCGAGGCTAGGGGGAAAGGGGGAGGATGGATTTTAACGGAGGTCTAACGGCCTTTCTATCGCCAAAAGCATACACAAGCTGGACAAATTAATGGGGACCAGCTATGAGAGATGCCGTATTTTAGGTAATTAGCTTGAAATATGAGGAATGTATGGCTCCAAAAATTATAGACAAATATGCTGAGCTTCGCAATGCCATTCAAGAGAACTTACGAGTTCAGCGTGGAAGTGCAGAAAACGTCACCTATATAGATAGTGGAACTGAAGTCAGTGATATTAGCGCGCGCCAGAATCACGTTATTTTTGCGCGTCGTGGCTGTGGAAAAACTTTATTATTGCAATATTCCTCCAGGCATTTGTCTAAAGACAAGGAATCTGTTTATCTAAATTGTGAAGATTTCAAGCACCATTCTTTCCCAAATGTTTTGATCGAGATATTCGACGCGCTATTTGGTGAGCTTGAGAAGCACCTAAAAGGATGGTTTGGAAAAAAACGTCGCCTCAAAGAATTAATTATCAATATACGGCAGGATCTTAACGCGTTACGCCAAAGAGACGACTTTACAGAATCTGCTATTAAAACATTTTCTTCTGCTGAAAGCAGTCTTAACGCTGGTGCTGACCTTTCATATTCTTCAGGAAGCGGTGCGGGAGCGAAGGGAAGCCTTAGCTGCACAGATAAACAAAAAGAAGATGTTGAAAAACAATATACAATAAAAGAGAATAAAATTCGAGAAATTAACTTATGGCTCCCAAGACTTAAACAGCAATTAAGAGATTTTTTTGAAATTTCTTCGTCTGTCAAGACCCTGTTCTTACAAATTGATGACCTTTATCATCTTCGACAAGAAGACCAGCCCTTTGTTGTTGATTATGTACACCGCCTTTGCAAAGATGTACCGATCTTTTTCAAGCTGGCTACGCTTAGACATGTGTCAATTCTGTATTCTGACCATGGCGGACAACCAATCGGGGCACAGGAACGCCATGACTATCAACCAATAAACATTGACTACACCTTTGAAGATTTTCGCAAGACACGAGAAAAAAACAGAAGGATTTTTCATGAATTTGGCAACCTCGCGGGAATAAAGAAAGATGCACTTGACAACTTGTTTAAGGGAGAAGGGTTTGACCGGCTTGTCTTGGCTGGAGGTGGAGTTCCGCGCGACACTCTGTCGCTTTTTTTAGAAGTTTTGAGTAATGTTCAACAATATAGTGACGGAAGAATTGGCAAGGATGACGTAAGAATTTTAAGCAAATCAAATTTTGAGCATTTAATTCAAGAACTGAAACATGATTCAGAAGTTACAGAACAAGAGCCACTTATAAAGGCAATATACGTCATAAGAGAATTCTGTTTAGACAAGCAGACAAATGCTTTTCTAATTTCAGAAAGAATTTTGCAGCAAAACGATAGCTTTCGGAAAGTAATATACCGACTTCTTGATTACAGAATAATACATACCGCCGCAACTGCGCTCACCCACAAATCAAAAGAAGGAACCTATCAAGCGTTTTCAATTAACATAGGCTGTTATGCACACCTCAGAAAGCTACAAGGGAAATTTAATGAGATTGATTTGTCAACAGATTCTGCAAAAGATAGATTACGCTCAGCTCCAGTTCTAGAACTTGAGTCGTTCAATACATCATTTTCTAAAGCACCTGACGATGCTGAAAAAATATTGATTGCTGACGAAGACTAGCGGTTCTTCCTGAACCCCTTCACCTATCGCGCATAGCCCTTCCGCCACTAGCGTGGCGGACATGCGCAACGCGACCCACTCCCCGATAACGCACGCCACGGCCGCCCTGGCCGTGGCGCTAGTCCCGGTGGCCGACGCCGCTTCCCTGCCTGAAGGCTGCAACGTCCAGCTTTTCCCGGACGGCAGCTTCGACGCCCGGGACGGGCGGCCGGGCAGCATCAAGGGCTGCGCCGCCAAGGCCTGGCGGCTCGATTCCGACATCGCCGCCGCGCTGATCGCTCGCGCCAACCAGCGCGAAACGCCGCTTTGCATCGACTACGAGCACCATACGCTCACCGCCAAGGACGCCGGTCACAAGGCCGTGGCCGCCGGCTGGATCGAGGCGCTTGCCTACGTGCCCGGCCGGGGGCTGTTCGCGCGCGTGGCCTGGACCGATGCCGCGCGCGAGCACATCCGGGCCGACGAATATCGCTACATATCGCCGCTTTTCACCTTCGACCCCGAAACCGGGGCCGTGCTGTCGCTCATCAACGCCGCGCTCACCAACAATCCGGCCCTCGACGGCATGGCCGCCGTGGCCGCCGCACGGCACGTCGCCGCATCCCAAACACATCAACCCCAACCGGAGGATTGCATGGACGAACTGCTCAAGCGCCTGCGCTTTCTGCTCAACCTGCCGGTGGCCGCCACCGCCGAGGAGGTCACGGCGCTGCTGGACAAGCTCAAGGCCCAGGTCGCGACCGGAAGCGAAGCCGCCGCCAGCGTGGACTTGCTCGCCATCCTGGCCGGCAAGGACGCGGCCATCGCCGACCTGACGGCCAAGGCGACCACGCCCGACCCGGCCCGGTTCGCGCCCGTGGAAGCCGTGGCCGCGCTGACGGCGGAAAACGCCGATCTCAAGGCCAAGCTCGCCGCCGCCCAGACCGAAAACGGTACCGCCGCCTTGTCGGCCGCCATCAAGGCCGCCGTGGCCGACGGCCGGGTGCACAAGACCCTCGAAGGCTGGTTGACCGAACTGGCGGCCCAAAACCCGGACGCCGCCCGGGACTACCTGGCCAAGGCCGCGCCCGTGGCCGCGCTGACCACCATGCAGACCGCGACCGTCACGCCGCCGGCCGGCCCCGACGCGGCCGCGCTGTCGGCCGAGGAAAAGGAGGCGGCCAGGCTCCTCAACATCCCCGAAGACCTCTACGCCAGCGCCAAGGAGGCCAAGTAAATGGCGATCATCACCCCGGCGCTCGTCAGCGCCCTGTTTACCGGCTTCCGGGCCGAGTTCCAGCGCGTCTACGGCGAGACCCCGTCCCATTGGGACAAGGTGGCCACGCTCATGCCGTCCACGTCGCGGTCAAACACCTACGGCTGGCTGGGCCAGTTCCCCCAGCTCGTCGAATGGATCGGCTCCCGCGTGCTCAAGGACATGGCCGCCCACGGCTACACCATCGTCAACAAGCTCTTCGAGTCCACGGTGAGCGTGAAGCGCACGGACATCGAAGACGACGAGGTGGGCATCTACAAGCCGCTTTTCGGCGAGATGGGCCGCGCGGCCAAGAGCTTTCCGGACGAGCTGGTCTACGGCCTGCTGCGCCTGGGCCTGTCCACGCTGTGCTTCGACGGCCAATACTTCTTTGACGTCGATCACCCGGTCTATCCCAGCGTGGACGGCACCGGCGAGGCCGCCGTCGTCTCCAACCTCGACGCCGGCACGGACCCGGCCTGGTATCTGCTGGACACCTCCCGCGTGCTCAAGCCCGTGCTGTTCCAGGAGCGCACCAAGCCGGAGCTTGCCAGCATGACCGACGGCAAGGACGAGGCGGTCTTCATGACCGACGCCTACCGCTTCGGCATCCGCTACCGCTGCAACGCCGGCTTCGGCTTCTGGCAGACGGCCTATTGCTCGAAAAAGCCGCTCAACGACGCCAACTTCAACGCCGCCTACGACGCCATGACCGCCTTCCGCGCCGATGGGGGCCGGCCGCTCGGCATCAAGCCCACGCTGCTGGTGGTGCCCACCAACCTGCGCACGCCTGCCGCCGAGGTGGTGCAGGTGGCCCGGCGTTCCGACGGCTCGGACAACCCCAACGCCAACCTGGTGGACGTGCTGGTCACGCCCTGGCTCAACTAGGAGGCCGTCATGAGCAAGGTTCCCGCCATCGTGCGCACGCGCAGCCTGCGCGGCGGCCATTACCGGGCCGGCCTCCGGCACGGGGCCGAGCCCGGCGACATCCCCCCGGGCACCGTCACCGAGGAACAGCTCGCCCGGCTCCGGGCGGACCCGGACCTGGAGGTGGAGGTCATTGACACGCCCCAGGACGCGCCGCCGCCCCGCAAGAAGAAGCCCGGCGCGGCCGGCGACCCCACGCCCGACAAGGCCGAGGCCGCCGGGAACGGCGCAGGCGACGGCGAAGACTTCGGCTTCGACGAGGACCCCGAAACCGCCGCCGAGGGGCAAGGCAAGTAAATGTACGCCACCCTGGACGACATGACCGCCGCCTTCGGCGAGGACGAGCTGCTGGCCATCGCCGACCGTGAAAACGCCGGCGACGTGGACGCGGCGCTGGTCGAGGCGGCGCTTTCCCGCGCCGCATCCGAGGCGGACAGCTACCTGGCCAGGCGCTACGCCGTGCCCATCGCCGCGCCCGTGCCGCCGGTGCTGGTGGCGGCCGTGTGCGACATCGCCCGCTACCGCCTGACCGGCGGCCCGGCCAGCGAGACGGACCCGATCCTGGAGCGCTACCGCCAGGCCGTGCAGTGGCTCACGCGCATCGCCGACGGCAAGGCCGACCTGCCCGGCCAGTCCCTGCCCGGCGAGGGCAGCGCGGCCGGGGTGGTGTTTTCCACTGGCCGCCGGGTGTTCGACCGGCGGCCGGGCCGGACGTTCCGGCCGCCGCAGGGAGACGGGGCGTGATCGCCGTCATCGAGGAGGCCATCAAGGCGCGCATCGCCGAGGCGGCCTTGCCCTACAAGCCGCACGTCGCCACCTACGGCGGCGAGTTCGACGAAGGCTTGGACCCGGTGGTGCGCCGTTTCCCGGCCGTGTGGGTGGTCTTCGCCCACGACGGCCCGGGCAGAGCAATCAGCACCAGCAAGGAAATCTGGCACATCCCGGCCACCTTCGTGGTGCTGGTCGGCGCGCGCAACCTGCGCTCCGAGGCGTCCACCCGCCAGGGCGACGGCCGGCAGGTCGGCACCTACCGCATGCTTGCCGACGTGCGCCGGCTGCTGACCGGCCAGGACCTGGGCCTGCCCATCGATCCCTTCGTGCCGGGCCGCGCCCGCACCATCGTAAACGCCAGCCTCAAGGGCCAGGCCGTGTCCGCCTTCGCCCTGGAGTGGCACACCATCTACCCCTTGCGCCTGCGCGAGCTGGAAACGCCCGAGCCACCCCTGCTGGAGCGCGTGGGGCTCAACTACCACTTGCAGCCCGACGACGGCGTGGCCGACGCCGCCGACTTGGTCGAACTACAAGGAGACAAGCCGTGAACACCATCACCGTGCGCGCCGCGCCCGGCCTGCGCGTGCCCATGGAGGGCATGCCGCGCCGCTACATCACCGACGCCGCGCCCGTGGCCGTGGCCGACAGCGCCTTTTACCGCCGCCGCATCGCCGACCGCGACTTGCTGCTCGTGCCGGCCAAGGCCGCCGCAGCCAAGCCCGAGGCCGCGCCGCAGACGCCCAAGGAGGAATGATGGCCAGCCCGCATATCAGCTTCGACACCTTGCCGGCCTCCATCCGCAAGCCGGGCAAGTATTTCGAGTTCAACACCAAACTGGCCGTGCGCACGCTGCCGGCCAACGTGCAGCGCATGCTCATCGTGGCCCAGGGCACGGCCGAGGGCTCCCAGCCGGCGCTGACGCCGGTGGAGGTCTTTTCCGACGAGGAAGCGCGCGCGCTTTTCGGCACCGGCTCCCTGGCCCACCTCATGGTGCGCGCGGCCATCACCGCGAACCCGTACCTGCGCCTGACGGTCGTGACCGTGCCGGACGACGCGGCCGGCATCGCGGCCACGGGGAAGCTGACGCTCACCGGCACGTCCACCGGCGTCGGCGTGGTCAACCTGACCATCGGCTCCCAGCTGGTGCAGGTGGCTGCCGCCTTGGGCGATGCCGCGGCCGCCGTGGCCGACGCCCTGGCCGAGCGCGTCAACGCCAGCCGCATCCTGCCCGTGACGGCCGCCGCCGCAAACGGCGTCGTGACCCTGACCGCCCGCAACAAGGGCGCGGCCAGCAACGGCGTCAGCCTCGCCGCCTCCCTGGCCGTGCCCGGGCTGGCGGCGGAAGTCGCGCCCATGGCCGGCGGCATGAGCGACCCGGACATCGCCCCGGGCCTGGCCGCCGTGTTCGCGGACGGGCACGACATCATCGCCGTGCCCTACAGCGGCCAGACGCAACTGACCGCCTTACGCTCGCATCTGGACGCGGTCAGCCACGCCCTGGAGCAGCGCGGGGCCGTCGGCGTCTACGCCCACACCGGCACGCTGGCGGCGGCCACCACCCTGGCCGGGCTCATCAACTCGGGCCGCATCACCTGCGGCCTGCTGCCCGGCACGCCCTCGCCGGCGTGGGTGGTGGCCGCAGCCTACGCCGCCGTCATCGCCAGCGAGGAGGACCCGGCCCGGCCGCTCAACACGTTGGCCCTTTCCCCCGTGGCCGTGCCGCCCGTGCCCGCGCGCCTGGGCCGCATGGAACAGGAATCGGCCCTCTATAACGGCGTCACGCCCCTGGAGGTCGGCCCGGGCGAGGTGGTGCAGATCGTGCGCGCCATCACCACCTACACTCGCGACGCCCAGGGCATCGAAGACATCGCGCTTTTAGACCTCACCACCATCCGCACCCTGGACTACCTGCGCACGGCCTGCCGCGAGCGCATCAGCCTGCGCTTTCCCCGCGAAAAGCTGACCAGCCGCACGGAAGCCAAGGTACGCTCGGAACTCATCGACGTGCTCTACAAGTGCGAGGAGCTGGAGATCGTGGAGGAGGTCAAGGCCAACCTGCCCGGGCTCATCGTGGAACGCGACAGCCAGGACCCCAACCGGCTCAATGCCCTGATCCCGGCGGACGTGGTCAACGGGCTGCACGTGTTCGCCGGCCGCATCGACCTGCTGCTCTAACGGAGGGAACTTATCGTGGCGTTAAAGGAATACCTGGGCGCGATCATTCTGGAGATCGACGGCCGGGAATACGAGGTCGTGGATTTTTCCGAACAGCACGAAACCGGCCGCAAGGTCGTTAAAACCATGAACCGCACCGGCCGGGCCATGGGCTACCACCAGGGCGTGAAAACCTGGGAGCTGTCCGTCACCGCCGCCATTCCCAAGGACGACGCCCTGGACTGGTCGGCCGTCGAAGGGGCCAAGCTGACCGTTTACCCGGTCACCGACGGCGGCAAGCGGGAGAGCTACCAGGACTGCGCCGTGGTCAGCATCGGCGGCAAATACACCGTGGACAACGAGGCGCGCATCGACGCCAAGCTGTTGTCGCTCAACAAAGTGGAGGAATAGCCTATGATTACCGTCACCGGGCAACTGTCGGTCGGCTACCGCGACGCGGCCGGCGCGCTGCACAAGGACTTCGAGATGCGCGTGCCCACCATCGAGGACATGGAATGGGCCATCGAAAACGCCCCGGAAAACGCCTGTTCGGCGCGTCTGTCGCGCTATGTCTGGTCGCGCGCGCTCACGCGCCTGGGCACGCTGCCGGCCGAAGCCGTCACGCCCGAGCTGTTGGCCGGCCTGCATTACAGCGACTACACGTCCCTTTCCGAGGCCGAGGAGGCCCTGCGGGGAAAGCTCGCGCCCGCGAGCGCCGACTCCGGGACTACCGGCTCCTCGAAGTAGCGCTGGCGGGCAAGGCTTTTACGTTGGGGGACATTCGCACCATGACCATGCCGCAGGCGGAAGCCTATCTGGCCATCCTGACCGGCCGCGCCGGGACCGGGAACGGCCGGCGCATCATTCCGCGCCGCCGCAAACAGGGAGCGTAGGCCATGGGCAAGAGCACGGAAATCGCGGTCGTCCTGCGCCTGCGCGACGAGATGGGCGGCCGGGCGGCCAAGGCGCTGGACGCCGTCACCCGGGCCGCCCGGGGCGTGGGCCAGGGAGCCGGAGCCGCCGCCCGGGAGCTTGGCCGCATGGACCGCGCCGGCGAGGGCGTGCGTTCGGTCGGCATCGCCGCCGCACGCACGGACAGGCTCATGGGCGGCCTGGGCCAGACCGCCGGCCGGGCCGCGCGGGAGGTGGAAGACGTCGGCCGCGCGGCCGACAAGGTGCGCGCAAGCGGCCTCGGCCAAGCCGCGCGCGAGGCGGACAGGCTCGGGAAGGAGAGCCGACAGGCCGGGCAGGAGCTGGACCGGACGGCCCGGGCCGGCAGTCGCTTGCGCGACGTCTTGCGCGGCGTGGGCGCGGCCGGCCGCTCGGCCCTTGGCGCGGTGAAAGGCATCGGCCAGGGCATCGGCCAGACCGGCGCGGGCGCGGCCGCCGGAGCCGGCGTCGCGGCGGCGGCCCTGCGCCAGCCCATCGCTTTTGAGAAGCGCATGGCGCTCATGGCCAACACCGCCTACGCCGACCGCGACGCGGCCGGCCGCATCGCCGGCATGAAGGACCTGGAGGGCGCGGTCAACACGGCTGTGCGCCAGGGCGGCGGCAGCCGCGACCAAGCGGCCGAAGCGCTGGACGCCATGCTCGCCTCGGGGGCCGTCCAGGCGGATAGCGCTCAAAGGCTTTTGCCCACCATCCAGAAGTTCGCCAGCGCCGCCGGGGCCGGCTCCGGCGAGATCGCGGAAATCGTCATCCGGGGCATCCAGCAAAAATTCTTCTCCGAGGGGCAGGCCGGCGAAGCCCTGGACAAGGCCATGGCCGCCGGACAGGCCGGCGGCTTCGAGTTGCGCGACATGGCCAAGTGGCTGCCCAAGATGATGGCCCTGGGCTCGGGCATGAAGTCCATGGCCGGCTTCGAGCAGATTCTGGCCTATTCCCAGGCGGCGGCCGTCACGGCCGGCAGCAAGGACGAAGCAGGCAACAACCTGGTCAACCTGCTGCAAAAGCTCAACAGCCAGGACACGCAAAAGGATTTCAAAAAGCTCGGCATCGACCTGACCGGCACGCTCGCCCGGGCGCGGGAAAAGGGCCTGCTGCCCCTGGAGGCATTCGCCAGGCTCGTGGACGAGCAGGTGGTGGGCAAGGACAAGCGCTATGCCGGTCTCAAGGCGCGCCTGGGCAAGGCGCAAGGCCCGGAGCGCCTGCAAATCCTTTCCGACATGACTGACCTGGCCGAGGCCTCGGCCGTGGGCAAGGTGGTCCAGGACCGGCAGGCGCTCCTGGCGCTCATCGCCGCCACCAACCAGAAGGACTACATCGCCGACGTGGCGGGCCAGATACGAACCGCCAAAGGCACGGGCGAAACGGCCTATCAGGTCTACCAGTCCACCACGGCCGCCTCCATGGAGCGCGCCGGCAACGAGGCCGAAATCGCGCGCTCGCGCATGCTCGGCGACGTGTCCGGCCCGCTCAAGGCGACGGCGGATACGGCCGCCGACCTGGCCCGGCGGTTTCCGGTCCTGGCCACGGCGGCCACCGAGGCGGCCACGGCCATCGGCGTCATGAGCGCGGCGGCCGCCGCCTTTGGAGCCATGCGCCTTTTCACCGGCGGGGCCGGCGGCGCGGCCGCTGCCGCCGCTACCGGGGTCGCCGGCCGGGGCGGGCTGCTCGGCCTGTTCGGCGGCAAGGGCGGCGTCCTGGCCACGGCCGGGCTGGCCGCCTGGGACATCTATTCCACCGAAACCGACAGCGCCTTGACCCGGGCGCAGAAAAACGCCCGCCACACCGAAAACGCCGGCGGCCTGGCCGGGGCCATCGCCGGCATGAAGCTCGGGGCCATGGGCGGCGCGGCCCTGGGGTCCGTGGTGCCCGGGCTCGGCACGGCCGTTGGCGGGGCGCTCGGCGGGCTGGCCGGCGGGGCCGCCGGCTGGTGGGCCGGCAGCGACATCGGCCGCTGGGCCGGGGAAAAGCTCTGGGGGCCATCGGACCAGGCCAGGGCCGACGCGCAAAAGGTCGTGGTCGAGGACAAGAGCACCTTGCGCGTGGAATCCGTGCTCCATGTTGACGGCCACGAAATGGCGCGGGTCGTGAACAGCTACAACACGGCCGACGCCAAGCGGGAGTAGTCATGGCCTGGCGCGATTCCCTTTTGCCGGCTTCCTTTCGCGGCGTGCCCTTCGACGTCGTCGCCGCCCGCGACGACGTGGAGCGGGCCATCGTCCAGCACGAATACCCGTACCGCGACGGCGCGGAGATCGAGGACATGGGCCGGCGGCCGCGCAAGGTCACGGTCCGGGCCGTCTTTTGGGGCGAGGACTACGAAGACGTCGTGACCGCCCTTATCAAGGCCCTGGACACGCCCGGCAAGGGCGAGCTGATCCACCCGGTGTTCGGCTCCCTGACCGTGGCCTGCCCCAGCTACCGCGTGGACCACCACGAGGACCACCCGGACTACGCCGAGATGGAGCTGGTCTTTACCGAGGCCAGCCCGGACATTCCCTTTTTCGACAAGCCGGCCACGCCCACGGCCCAAGCCCTGGGGCTGGCCGGCGACCAGCAAAGCGCCTTGTCCCTGGCCACGCTGGCGTCCTGGGCCGGCTATGCCGCCTGGGCCGCGACGCTTCCGGCTAGGCTCTCGGCCTACGTCCGGGGCCAGGTCGTGGGCGCGATCCGGTCCGTCACCGTCCTGGCCAGGGACCTGGCCAGCCTGCCCCGGGTGGTGGCCGCCGACTTCCTGGCCATCCCCCAGGCGCTGGCTTCCGAGGCCCGGGCCGTGGCCACGGCCGTGACCGACTTGGCCGGCCTGCCGGCGGAAACCTTCGGCCGCTTCGCCAGTCTGGCCGCCATGTCGGACCGGCTGCCGCGCCTGCCCCTGACGGCCGCCGGCACCGCCACGGCCTACCATTTGGACCCGGCGCTCTACGCCGGCGGCGTGGTTTCCGGCCCCCTGTCCGTGGCGGCCGCGCCCCGGCCCAGCGTGACCGTGCCGGCGACGGGAACGGCCGGCCCCGCGCCCGTTGCGGACCTGGGCACGCCCCAGGGCCAGGCCCTGGCCATGGCGGCGGCCGTGTGCAACCTGGAGCGGGCCGTGGCCATGGGCAACGCCGCCGGCGCGGCGCTTTCCGCCGAGGCGGCCGCGCCGTCGCTTACCCCGGCCGAGGTCGAAACCATCGTCGGCGCGACGCGCCAGCGTTACCAGGACTGCATGGACGAGCACCGGCTCGTGCTGCCCACGCACCTGGCCTACCCGGTCGTGGAGCGTCTGCGCGCGGCGGCGCTGGCCATCCAGGAGCTGGGGGCCACGGTCATTCACCTGCACCCGCCGCTGGTGACGCACACCGCGCCGAGCCTGTGCAACCTGCGGCTTTTCGCGCATTGGCTCTACGGCGACCACACCCGGGCGGCCGAATTGATGCGGCTGAACCCGGGCCTGCGCAATCCCAACTTCATCGCCCAAGGACAGGCGCTCCATGGCTTCGCCCGCTGAAGACCGCGTCACCATCCGCGTGGCCGGCCGCGAGCATCGGGACTGGACCACCTACCGCATCGAGTCGCACCTGATCACCCCGGCCGACGCCTGGCGCGTGACGCTCGGCATCCCTGCGGACAGGATTCCGGCCACGGTGCGGCCCTGGGCGGAAATGGAAGCCTGCCTGGGCCAGGACGTGGTGCTGACCGGCCGCATCGACCGCATCGAACGCGAGGTGGCCAAGGGGGCGCAGTCCCTGACGCTTTCCGGCCGCGACGGGGCCGCCGTGCTGGTCGATTGCAGCGCCCCGATCTTCACGCGGCGCAAGGTGACGCTGACCGAAGTGGTGGACCTGGCCGTGCGGCCGCTCGGCATCGCCAAGGTCCGGGTGGACGTCACGAACGCGCGGGAGAAGGTGGAGATCGAGCCGGGCATGACGGCCTGGGACGCGCTGGGGCAGGCCTGCGAGGCCAACGGCTGCTGGGCCTGGTTCGGGCCGGACGGCACGCTGGTGGTCGGCGGCCCGGATTACGTGGCCGCGCCCGTGGCCACGCTGGTTTTGCGCTTCGACGGCAAAGGCAACAACGTCCTTTCCCTTTCCGTCACCGAGGACGTGTCCGGCCGCTACAGCGAGGTCACGGTGCTGGGCCAGTCCCACGGCACCGAGACGGCGGACGGCCAGCATGACATCCAGCACCGCGAGACGGACCCGGACGTGCCGGGCTACCGGCCGCTTATTCTCGTTGCCGGCGACTGCGACGGCGCGACCGAAGCCAAGCGCCGGGCGCAAAAGGCCTTGATGGATTCCCGCCTGGAGGGCCTGACCCTCACCGCCCTGGTGCGCGGCCACCGGATGGGCCAGGAGGGCCAGGAAGCCGGCCAACCCTGGACGCCCGGCCAGCGCGTGCGGCTGGTCAGCGAACCCCACGGCCTGGACGCGGTGTATTTCCTCATGGGCCGCACGTTCCTGGGCGGCCGCGACAAGGGGAGCGTGACCGAGCTGGTACTCAAAGAGGACGGCGTCTGGCTGCCCGAGCTGGCCAAGACCGGCGGCAAAAGCAAAGGCAAGGCGGCAAGCGCCGGGAAGGTGGTGGACTTGTTATGAGCAATGATTTTTTGCGGCGCGTGGACGCCAAGATCGCGCGCGCCCTGTCCCGGGTGCGCCTGGGCTTTCGCGCGGTGCTGACGGCGCTGGACACTGCGCCCGGCGTGCAGCTTGTGCAGGCCGATGGCCTGGCTGGCGAGCAGTTGCAGGCCAGCGAAGTCTTCCAGCATTTCGGCTTCACCAGCGCGCCGCCGGCGGGCAGCCAGTGCATTGTGCTGCCGCTTGGCGGCAAGAGCGCGCACAGCGTCATTGTGGCCACCGAGCACGGCAGCTACCGCGTGCAGGCGCTGAAAAGCGGCGAAGTCTGCGTCTACAACCAGTCCGGGGCCAGGATTACGCTGAAAGAGCAACGGGTTGTCGAGATCGAGGCCGACAAGCTCAAGGCCGTCATCAAGGACGACATCGACATGACGGCCGCGCGCATCCGCCTGCGCGCCAGCCAGCGCATGGGGCTCTATGCGCCCGTTTGGGATTTAGGCGGCGACGAGGATGGCGCGGACTGCGAAGGCGTCTGGCGCGGAAACCTGCACATCACCGGGACGTCAAGGGCGGACGTGGATCATGTTAGCGGAGAAGTTAAATTGAGAAAGCATCATCATGTTGGGTGTCAAGGTGGCAGCACAGGCGAACCAATTGTTAACGATGGTGAATAGGAAATATCTAACACTGACTCGTAATAGTTACAGTTGTGTCGAAGCGTTGACAGAATGATACAGTAATTAGACATCTTCCGGGCATGTCAAGCGTACAAAATAAGGGTAAATTAACTCTGCAGAAAATATTGTCTTATAGCATTTTCCAGTATGAATGTTTGTATCGTATCTAATTGGACTGTTCACAGACTGGCCCAACTTATTGCCAGTACCTATATGCCTCATGGCGTCTAGGTAGAGTGTCTTCTTGCTCAATGCCTGGTTTGTTAATGCAGATTTAGATCGGCAGACAAGGGCATAATATTTATTAATTTCAACAGATTTGTCAGTATACTTATAGCTGTAAATAGTTACGCCCTCGGGGAGCCGGACAAGTTCTTTTTCTGCAGCATATGCCGTCCAACGAACTTTTTTTGGACGCGGCAAAGTTTTCTTTGTCTTGTTGTCTGTCATGCAAAAATGCACAACAGGACTCCTTGTGTTTGCTTTTTCGACCAACAGTTTTAAATAGTTGTCATTGACCCCTTGTGACGCCCCCCAATAAAAGCAACCCTTCTCCTTCCCGTTTTCTGAAATCCGTTCCAGTTCTTTTCTTCGTATAATTTCACTTGCATCTTCACTTGCAGAGCTATTCACACGTGAGAATAAAAAATAGTCCATACTCCCTCCCTGGAACTAGCTGCTCAAACTACCTGCCAGTTAATCCCAGAGCTGTGCTAAATAATGAGCTTGCCCGGCTAGACTCACCAGGCCTAGCTCTAACTGCGCCTGAGATTCTCCACTCAGGCTCGCCTGTATGATGCCTATTAAGAATCTTTTTGTTTTGAACAAGTGCTTTTGCAATTAAAAATTTTTCTATCTCACCAATTATTCTCTCCGAAAGGGCATCGCCGTTGGATCTTGCAACAAAGAACATGCATGGCAACGCCCTTGGCTTAAGAGCCAATGCTTTGTTGTATTTTGCTATTTTATGAGGAGTAAAACATTCTTGCCGAAACGAAACTGTCGCCTTCCCGACATACCATGGCTTAACATTTTCTCCATGTCGCATACAAAATACGTAACAACCACACGAATTGATTATGTCTTTTATTGAAGATGAACAAGTAAAAGCCCTTACATCAATACTTTCTATCGTCCTCACTCTCTCATCTATTGTCGTCTGAAGTGGAAAATCTCCAAACACTCTCAATTCAACAGACATAGCATATTCTCCCACATATCTATAGTCGTAACTGAACCCCTTCACCTATCCCACCACCCCGCACCGCCACTAAGGTGGCGGCCATGGGCATCGACCAAGGCATTGATCCATACAGCGGCGAATATTTGCAAACCAGGATAAACCACCTGGGAAACGCCGTCTATATTCGCCTCGCCACGCCGCTCGGTTCCTGGTGGGCGGACCCGTCCATCGGGTCGCGGCTGCATGAGCTGGCGCGCTCCAAGGACTTGCCGCGCATCGGCAAGCTGGCGCGGCAATACGCCGCCGCCGCCCTGCAACCCCTCCTGGATGACGGCCGGGCGCGCTCCATAGACGTGACTTCCGAACAGCCCCACGACGGCCGGTGCCTGCTCTGCATCACCGTCGTGGACGCACTGGGCCGCCAAGCCACCTTCCAGCATCCGGTGCGGGTGGCCTGACCATGTATTCCATCCCCGGCTTCGAGGACATCCGCGCCGCATACCTGCGCGACATCCGCAACCAGCTGCCGGATGCGGCCGTGGACGCGGACAGCGACTTTTACATCCGCGCAACGGCCGTGGCCGCCGCCGTGGACGGGCTGTATCAGCACCAGTTGTGGATCGCCCGGCAGGTGCTGCCCGATACCGCCGACCCGGAATACCTGGAGCGCCACGCCGCCTTGCGCGGCATCACCCGCAAACCCGCCATCGCGGCCAGCGGCGAGCTGGTCGTCCAGGGCACGCCCGGCGCGGTCCTGCCCGCTGGCGAGACCGTGCGTCACGTGGCCACGGGCCTGACCTTTTTAACCACCGCCCAGGCCATCCTCGGCGCGGACGGCCGGGCCGTCGCGTCCGTGGCCGCCGCAAAAGCCGGCGTGACGCCCGTCTTCACCGGCGAGCCGGTGCTCTTCGTCCAGGCCCCGGAAGGCATACTATCCCAGGCCGGGCTGACCCTTTCCGGCGGCGTGGCCGCCGAGACAGACGCCGCGCTCCTGGCCCGGTTGCTGGACTACATGCAGCACCCGCCCGGCGGCGGCAATGTCTACGATTACCGGCGCTGGGCGCTGACCGTGGCCGGCATCTCGCGCGCCTGGACCTTTCCCAACCGCCGGGGCCTGGGCACCGTGGACGTGGCCGTGCTCGGTCCGGACGGACCGGCCGCGCCGTCGGCCATCGCCGCCGCCCAGGCCGTGGTGGACGAAAACCGCCCGGCCGCCTGCAAGGATACCTGGGTACTGTCGCCCACACCCGTCAACGTCCTGGTCAAGGTGGCCGTGCGCCTGGACCCGGCCGTCACGACCCTGGCCCTCTACACCGCGCAGCTCCAGGACGCCCTCGCCGACGTCCTGGCCGACGTGCCGCCCGGCGGCGTGGTCTACCGCTCGAAGATCGAAGCCGTGTCGTCCAGCCTGCCCGGCGTCATCGACCGCCAGGTGCGGGTGCCCCAAGCCAACTTCGTGGCCGTGGTGGACGCCCAGCGCCTGGAATGGCCCCGCCTGGGCCTGGTCGAAGCGGAGGCGCTGTGATGGCCGGCCATGCCGCCTTGCTCCAGGCGCTGTTGCCGTCGAGCTACGCACCCGCCGGCCAGGTCGTGGACGAGCTGGCCGCCGACGGCGCGGCCCTCGACAGGGCGCTGGCCGTCGGCCTCGATCCCTTGCGTGGCCTGACGCCCCTGGCCGCCCTGGAGTGGCTGGAGGACTACGAACGCGTCTACGGCCTGCCCGGCGACTGCCGTCAGCAGGGGCTTTTGCTCCAGGAGCGCCTGGCGCTTTTGGCCATCGCCCTGGCCGAGCGCGCGGCCATCAACCGGGCCTATTTTATTTGGCTGGCCGCCCAGCTGGGCTATGCCGTCAGCATCGAAGAGTTCGGCCAGTTCAAGGCCGGCCACTCCCGCGCCGGCGAGCGCATCAGCAACTACGAAACGCTTTTTTCCGCCGGCTGGCGCGCCGGGCGCTCCCTGCGCCAGGGCGCGCTCTGGCAATACGTCTGGATGGTCCACGCCTCGGGTGAGCCCACAACGGTCTTTCGCGCCGGCGTCAGCGGCGCGGGCGAGCCGCTGGTCAGCTGGAGCAACCAGCTTCTGGAATGCGCCATCCGCAACGCCGCCCCGGCCCACACCATGGTCCACTTTGCCTACGGAGGATAACCGCCATGCACAGAATCGACGGCCCCGGAGCCGTGAACAGCCTTTTCACCGAGGGCGATCCCTCGGTGCCGCAGATGGCCACGGTGGTCACGGCCGCCTGGCTCAACGACGTCCAGGAAAACCTGGCCAAGGTCATCGAAGCGGCGGGCATCACGCTTCAAAAAGGAAATTTCGACCAGTTGCGCCAGGCCATCAACCAGCTGTCCGGCTCCGGCGAGATCGGGGAAATCAAGCTCTGGCCGAGCGAGACCCTGCCCGCCAACGGCGATTGGATGGAATGCGACGGCGCGTCGCTGCTCCGGGTGGATTACCAGCCGCTTTACGACGTAATCGGCGATCTCTTCGGCCCGGCCACCACGGGCTATTTCAAGCTGCCGAACCTGCGCGGCCGCGTGCCGCGCGGCTGGGACCACGGAGCCGGCGTGGACCCGGACGCCGCCCTGCGCGTCGGCGGCGACCACGTGGGCTCCACCCAGGAAGACGCCGTGAAAAAGCACAACCACCCCCTGGGCAACGGCGGCGGCGCGCAAGGCTCTTCGGCGCTCCTGGACTATCAGGCCTGGAACAAGTCGGGAACGGCCTACAACGTCTATTCCTGCGACTTCGCCGTGACTTCCGACGCCATCCAGCCCGCCAAGTTCGACACCGTGCCCCAGGGCCTGGAAACCCGCATGAAAAACCTCGCCCTCATGTTCCTCATCCGCTGGAGGTAGCCCATGATCCTGTACTGTTACGACGCATCCGGCGTGTACACCGGGCCTATTTCGCCGCGCCTGTCCCCGGCCCGGCCCCTGATCGACGGCCAGCCCAACTACCTGCGCCCGGCCAACGCCACCGACGTGGTCCCGCCCACGCTGGCCGCGAGCCAGGCCGCCGTGTTCGACGGCCAGACCTGGCGCGTGGTGGAGGACCACCGGGGCGCGGTGGTCTACGACACCGCCACCCGGCAGGCCGCGACCGTGCAAAGCCTCGGCCCGCTTCCCGAGGGCTACACCGCGACCCCGCCGCCGAGCGCCCGCCACACCTGGGACGGCGCGTCCTGGCAGCCGGACATGGCCGCGATCCGCGCCGACGGCGAGGCGGTCATCGATGCCCAGGCCGACGCCCAGCTCGCCCCCTACATCAGCCTCACCCCCGGCCGGGCCATGACCTACCAGGCCAAGGAAGCCCAGGCGACGGCGTATCTGGCGGCCACGGACCCCGATCCGGCCGCCTATCCGCTCATTGCCGGCGAGGTCGGCATCACCGCCGCCACGCCCCGGGCCGTGGCCGAGGCCATCCTGGCCATGTCCCGCTCCTGGCACGCCATGGGCGCGGCCATCGAGGCCGTGCGCCTGGCCGCCAAGAAGCGCGTGCGCGAAGCCCAAACCCCCGAGGCCGTCCAGGCCGTGTGCGACGCCCTGGCCTGGCCCGTCCTGGAGTAGGCCGTGAGCGCCATCCCCACCATCGCGGCAACGGTCCGCTATCTGGACGGCCAGGGCCAGCCCGTGGCGAACGCCACGGTCAAGGCCGTCCTGACCACGACCGAGCGCTACCAGGGACTGGAAGTCCCGGGCCTGGTGCAGGGCGTGACCGACGCCAACGGCCGGGTCGTGCTGCGCATGTTTCCCAACGAGCTTGGCACCGAAGGCAGCGCCTACGCCTTCACCGTCACCGATCCCCTGGGCGGCAGCATCATCCGCTTTCTGGCCATCCCCAATGCGGATTGCGACGTGTGTATCGGTCCCCGCGCCCAGACGGCCATCACCGGCCCCCAGGGCCTGCCCGGCCCGAAGGGCGACAAGGGGGACACTGGCGAGAGAGGGGAGAAAGGCGACACCGGCGAGCAAGGCCCCCAAGGGCTCCAAGGCGAGCAAGGCGCAAAAGGCGATACGGGCGAGAAGGGAGACAAGGGCGACCGGGGCGAAACCGGCCCGCCCGGCGACGTGTCCATGGCCAGACGGCTGGCCATCATATTCGGATAGGAGGCCCACCCATGGCGCTAAGACCCTGGACCCTGCCGCAAGTGGCGGCCGGCGTCGTCACGGATTTCGTCGTGCCGACGCCCACCCTCGAAGTGGCCGTCATCGGCCTGATCGTCTGCAACCACGGCGCGCCGGACGCCGCCGACGTCGCGGTGACGCTCACCGACAGCACCGGCGCAATCAAAAGCACGGTGTTCATAGGGACTTTGGACCCCGGCGAATCCGTGCACATCGACACCAAGGTGTGCCTCGCCGCCAGCCCCACGCCGGACAAACTGCGGGCGCTGTCCAGCGCGGCGGCCGTGTCCTTCCTGGCTTCGGGAGACGAGGGGTAGCCTATGGCCATTTCGCGTTATCCCGGAAACCAGGCCACATGGACGCAAGACATTTCCATCGCGCCCCCTGGCTCTCTCGCGGCTCCGCTGTTCGATTTCTATCCCAGCCTAGGAGACGTGACCATTGCCACGGCGACCAACATTGACACCGTGCAAGACGGGCCGATGAAAGTTGTTCGGTATGGCGCGCTGACAGTCAACGCCCTGCTGACCACGACCCAGCGGTGCCGTGGCCTGATGATTCTGTGCGACTCGCTGGTGATGGGGGCATCTGGTAAAATTTCCATGACCGCGAGAGGGGCCGCCGGCTCGGCAAAATGGCCGCGTTACGACATCACTATTCCGCAATCGGTACGTCTTTCCGCGAAGCATAGCTCCCAGCGCGCCGTTATCGACTACATCAAGCAAAACGGCATCTGGATCGGCGATCCTGTTTTTTGGGCGTTCCCTGATCCAGAAATAGGGGACTGCCGTGCAAGCATAACAGCCGGAAGTGTCGCTCTTCTCTCTGCATTGGGCTGCGGGAACGTCGGCACGGGGATATATGGGGGCATCGCCGGCGCAAATGGCGGAACGGGTTCCGGTGGTGCCGGTGCACCCTACAATATGGGGTGCGGATGGCCTGGCAATGGCACGCCATGGGGCGGCGGGTCGGGTGGAGGAGGCGCTTGCGCCAGCCGCGGCGGCACCCCGGTTGGTGGTCCGCAGGCCGACAACTACGGAGGGCCAGGCGGCGATGGCTTTTACTACAACAGCGGCTGCGCCGCCGCCGGCGGAACAGGCAATCCTGGCGGAAAAGGCTCCACGTCCGGCGGCCCTGCGGGCAACGACGGAACAGGTGGCGACCTCTTTATTATCTGCCGCGGCAACATAACCAGAAACAGTACCGATTCCATAGAGGCCAATGGCGTCGCAGGCGTTGCGTGCACCGTTGGCAGTTACAAAGCCAACGGCGGTGCATCCGGCGGGGGGCATGTGTCTCAAATTTGCGGGGGCAGCACGGCCGGTGCCGGAAACACGACGGCGAATGGCGGCGCATCCGCCGGCAGCGGTGCCTATGCTGGTGGGGCCGGCTCCGTTGTGACCAAAACCTTTGCCCAAATGGGATGGACCTAATGGACATCATCCTTTTGCATAGCGAAATGGCCGCAGCATCGCGAAATCTCCTGGCATCCCTCGGCGTCGCCATCCCCGAAGGCGACGACGTGACCGTGACAGTAGGGGCCGACACAGCGCGTATCATCAGCAAGCATGCCTTGGCTGTCGGCGTTTGCCCGGCATTCCCGGGCTATCCGGCGGCAGTGCTCGAAGAGGGGGAGACGCAACGCATGTTGCCGTTCCCGGATTCCTGGGCGGCGGTTCTGGAGTGGGCGGCCAACCCGCCGACCCCGGCACAGGCCACACCGGGCACCTTCACCCCGGCCGAGTTCATGCGCCTGTTCACCCAGGACGAACTGGACGCCGTCCTGGCCGCCGAGGCCACGGACGCCGACGTGCGCCGCATGTGGGCCTTCATCCGGGCCGTCGGCTACGTGAACATGGCCGACCAGCTTACGGAAAACTCCCTGCGGATGCTCCGGGAAAAGGCCTACATCGTAAGCGACGAGCGCTTGCAGCAAATAAAGGCCGGAGTTTTCCAGTTATGAGCAAGGCCACGCGCTATTTCTGGAATGTCCTTCTGGGGCTGGACCAGTTCCTTTCCGTCCTGACCGGCGGCGATCCCGATGAAACCGTCTCCAGTCGCGTAGGCAAGGCGTCCGCCGCCGGCAGCCGCGCAGGCCGCGCCCTGGAGCGCTGCCTGGACGCCGTCTTCGGCCCCGGCCATTGCCGGGCGTCCATCGAGGCGGACGAAGGGGGAGAACGGATAGCGAGATATTAAGAAGAGGAGCGGCAGGGCGGCGGGCACCGCCCCACCGACGCGATGCGCGAACATCGCGCCACGGCCGAAGCCGCGCTCCCAGCTCGTGCACGAGCATGAGAGGGCTAACGCTTCCGGCCCAACCTTGTAAAGGCAATCATGGAGATACGTTGCGGAAGCTGCGGACGTCTACTGGCCAAGGGCACCGGGACCATCGAAATCAAATGTCCCCGGTGCCGCACCATAAATCACGTGAGGGCCGCGAGCCCCGAAACGCCCCAACCAGGGGAAAAGAAGGATTGCTCGCGTGTCTCCACAGGTCTTTGACAACGGCGTGCTCCACACAGGGGACGCCCTGGCGATTCTCGCGGAACTTCCGGCCGAATCGGTGGACATGGTGCTCACCGATCCGCCGTATTCGAGCGGCGGCCTGCACCTGGCCGCGCGCCAGACTGCCCCATCCTTGAAGTATCAGCTCGCCGGCGCTCAAAAGCGTTACCCGCCCATGCTCGGCGATCTGAAAGACCAACGCGCCTTTGTCATGTGGGCGGCGTTGTGGCTCGGGGAGTGCTGGCGACTGGCCAGGCCAGGCGCTTCCTGCCTAGTCTTTAGCGACTGGCGGCAATTGCCGGTCATGACCGATGCAATTCAAGCCGCCGGCTGGGTATGGAAAGGGATTCTCGTCTGGCACAAACCGAGCGCCCGGCCGACGCGGGGCTCCTTCCGGCACGACGCGGAGTTCGTGGTCCATGCCGTCAAGGACAAGATGCAAACGCACTCGCGCCGGTGCTTCCCGGGGGTGTTTCACTATGCCGTGGACCCGAGGAAGAAAGTCCACCTGACGAGCAAGCCGGTGGAGCTGGTCAAGGATCTGCTCGCCGTAAGCGCCCAAGGGGCTACGGTGCTCGACCCGTTCCTCGGCGGCGGCACCACGGCCATAGCCTGCCTGGAGACGGGCCGCCGCTTCATCGGCGTCGAACTGTCGCCCGACTACGCGACCCTCGCCGCCGCGCGCATCCGCGCCGCCGAGACCGCGCTAACATAG